GTAACACATCAATCAACCCTGAGTCATGTCAAATCAATCTAAAATGATGGTCCACCTGGGATACGAGAAAATCGTACCGGTGGAGCCAAAAATTAAATCAAAATTAACCAGAACTCAGAGTCGGATCGTTGAGTCGGTCCAACGTCGCTTGGTAGAAGACGTCTTTCCTTTCCTTAAGGATAAGAGAATCTCCCCAACCCCACGACCAGTGCAGGAACAAACTTCGATAGTGTCTAAGAAGACATCGAAAGTTTTACTTGTTCCCGGCAACTGGGTGGTTGGTCTAGAGGATCGTGTTAACACGATCCTGGAGCTAGGATGTGATCCGGTTCCCAGCCTCTTAATGGACTTGTCAGGGTCTATTGAGACCGCGACCAAGGTAGTCTTTACTCTTTGGTCAGCCCTAAGATCCCACTACGGTTATCTATTCGAGGATAACTATGATCAATTAGTGGATTCGGTTTTGTGGTATGTTCCAATGTGCGGAGAGGAACAGGAGTTTATTCCGTTTTTGAAGTATCAATTGTCCTACATCTTTGCCAAAGGTGAAAGACAATTGGAACTTCCTGAACGCCCAGAATTTATCCGCCACAAAAATGGACTTGTTCTCCCTGGAAACCTAGGTCGTTCGCTCTATGCTCATTGCATGGGGACTAGAATGGACAGGTGCGAGTTCCGAAATACTGTTCTTAATGGAATTAAGAAGGGCCTGCCTCAAATGGGGGCTTTTCATCTAATTAAGAATTTGAAAGCTATGAAGAATCGGTTGACTGTTAACAGAACAACACCTTCATGTCTTTTAGATGAGGTTAGTCGGACTACGCGAGAGATCTTCCCAGGAGGCGTGAGTTATGAAGATTGGCAAGGCGCACAAGCGTGGACTATGCCATCAACTCATGCTAGTTTCGAGAGGACCCGGTCGTCTGGAGGTAATTTAGGATTACTCCGCGATCTCGATGGGGACTTTTCGCAACATATGTACTTAGAGCCGGATCAATTGGCTTCAATGTACTATAACCCTATGCGAGGGACCACGAAAGAATTACGGTGGCCCGGTAGGACGTTAGAACAAGTCTATAACTCGTTCCAGAGATTTTCCGTATTGTCAAACTTACAACGGAAAGGTTTCGCAAAGGCGAAACCCATATTTGAACCGCTCAAGATTCGTATGATCTCAGCAGGTGACATTCTCTCAAATGGTCTTTTCGGTGATTTACAAAAATTACTGTGGAAGAAATTACAGCGATTTGAGCAATTCAAGCTTACGGGCAAATCAGTCAGTTGTGACGATTTGCGAAGTATCGATTATGAATCCCTAGTTCGATTGGGATCTAAATTTAAGTATTGGGTTAGCGGAGACTATTCAGCCGCCACTGATAACTTAAACACGGACGCAACTAGGGCCGTGATCGATTCTCTGTCTAATGATCCTATGACAAGAGACGTATTAGCACGTGGTTTACAGCGTACTATTATTGACTTCAGTTCAATTAAGCTTGAGGGTGTTCCCGACTCCTTCGAAATGACTAATGGTCAGTTGATGGGGTGCGTTTTCTCTTTTCCTATCCTTTGTATTATTAATC